ACCTTTTTTATTTAAACCACCCGATTTTGATTTACCTTCTTTTCTTTGCCAAGCTGCTGTTTTTGCCATTATTTTTTCCTCACAATAGTTTTAACATTAGTTGGTTTACCACCAGGATTACCGGCAGCTCTTTTTCTTCTTACCGCAGAAGCTTTTTGAGAAGCAGTCATAGATTTTGCTTTTGCAAGTGGTACACATTTTGGATACTTTCTTTTGGATCCTTTAGATCTACCACAAGGTTGATATTTCCCTTTCTTTTTGGGAGCTCCTATATCTACCCATTTCTCTCCTACCCACTTACGTAAGCCCATTACTTTTTCTTCTTTGGTTTTTTCTTACCGCCTGGTTTTATTTTACCAGAGCATACTGCAGATCCATACATATTAGCATATGCAGATGGATATACTTTAAATTTTCTTTTGGCTGCTGCTTTGCCTTTTGCGCAAAGTTTAGCCATTACTTTTTATCCTTTTTACTTTTTCTTTTTTCAGCTCTTTTAGCTATAATTTTTCTAGCGATTGTAAGAGGACTAATTCCAGTTGATACTTTATTGGATCTTGGAGTCTTATCAAAAGCAAGTTCTTTTGATGGATTTTTTTTTATGTCTTTTATAGTTTTTTTTGCTTGTTTTATAATTCCACCATCTTTTTTAAAACCCATTTTATTTCTGACTTGAGTTGGAAGTTTTTTTAAACCTTTTTTATTTGCAGGTACTGGTTTTAATTTTGTATTCATTATTTTTTTGCCTCCTTTTTACATGCACATTCGTGATTACACAAACATTGTGTAATACCAAATACTTTACACACTAATTCACAAAGTTTTCTTTTAATTTTTTTAAACATATTATTCTGCCTCTCTTAGTTTTTGAGCTTCTTTTGCTCTATCTTGATAAGTTTTACCTTTTAATTTTTTACCTTTATAAGTTTTAAAAGCCTTTGGTCGAGCGTCTCCAAACTCTTGTACGTCTTTTGATTTTAAAAGTTTTCGTTGAGATTTAATAGCATCTAGTTCTTCTGCTATTTCCGATTTTTTCATATCAGCAAAAGGTTTACCTTTATTTTTTTTAATTGTTTTTTCTAGTTCTTGATATTTCTTTTTTGGTTCACCTGTTAATTTTTTTGCTTTTTCAATATTACTTTTTGCTGCTTTTTTAAGCACTGTTCTACCAATACCACCTAATACAAAATTTTGTCTTAATGCTTTACCATATCCTCTTTTTGCTATTCCAAATTTTTTATCCATTATTTTTTACTTCCGTTAGTTTTAATTATATCCGTAGCCTTAATTCCATAAATGGCTGCCACTACAGAAATCCAAAGTCCTGTTATCCACCAAGGCATACCATCTAGCTTTTCAAAATACAAGTCTAGTTTTTTACCAATATCTTCGTCTTCTGCAAATACAGAATACGCTAATAAAAACAGAGGGCTTGAGAGCACTAGCAATACGAATTCGTCTTTCCAATCCCCTTTTTGATGTTCCATAATTTTGCCAGAGTATTCAATATCTCCACGCTTCATTTTTTCTGCGTGCATTAACTGAGCTTCTGACATAGCTATTTTAGTAGCTTGGCGATTTTTATATATTTCAGAACCAGCTTTAAACGCTGTTCCTAACAGACTCCAGGGGAACATGACTTAGTACCAGGTAGCTTTTTTACTTTTCTCAGCTAACATTCTACGAGTTCCTTTTACTTGAACTGTTTGAGACTCGTTAGGTTTTGTTGTTTCTACCTCTTTAATAGGTGAACCACACTGATATACTTTTTGGTTTTTAGATTTTTTCATATTATCCTCGTTTTTTGCTTTTACCGGCTTCCGAAAGTGCTATTGCAATCGCTTGTTTACGATTTTTTACTTTTTTCTTAGATTTACCGATGTTGAGTTCACCTTTTTTGAACTCTTTCATAACCTTTTTAACCTTTTTTTGTGACTTTGTCATCTTTTTCATTACTTAGGTCCTTGTTGTTTTAATTGAGCGGACAAAATGGTTTTTTCAATGGAAGTATCGGCTCTTAAATTAGCTAATTCTTCGTTTTGTTGTAATTTTTGCTGAGTAGTAGCTTGATTCATCATTGTTTTCATCTTATCTAGGTTATTTTGCTCTTCACCTTCTCGTTTTTTACGATCATTTTCTTGTGCTTGCAGATCTAACTCTCTTGCTCGCAACATTGCAATCGGATCATTGTCAAATTGAGAAGTAATTTTTTTCTCTTCCTTCATAAATTCTTCCATAGCGTCTGCAATCAACACTGCTTTTCTAGATTCAATTTTTTCACCAATCATTTTAGCTTGTATTTGCATTTGTTGTGCCATTTGAGGATTTTGTTGCATCATTTGTTGCATTTGTTGTAACTGTTGCATCTCATTTCTAAATTCTACCTCTACTTGTTCTTGTGCCATCAATGAAATGTGTTCAAAAATGTTTTTTTCTAAAGATGCCATAACTACCGGTGCATTTCTTGCCATATTGGTTGCCATAAAATTCATATGAGCAGTCATATGTGCTCTATGATCCTGGCCTGGGAATGCTTGGAAAGGGCTTCCTGCAAGAGCATCAATATGCTCTAATGCAGGATCCTTTGGCATTGGGGGTTGAGGTCGAATTAAAATTTTATCAATGTCTTTTACACCTAATGCTTCATACATATTTCTATATACTTCATATTGATTATGAAGACCTGGGTTGGAAGATGCTAGTTGTAATTCTGTTTGCGCCAAACTAATTCTTTGTGTTTGAGAAAATATATTAGGGTCTGCAACAGGAAGAACGTCTACTCGATCATCAAAATCCGCTCGTTTAATATTTTTTTCTCCTCCATATACATCATATGGATATTCGTCCGGTAAGTATAATTTAAATACTCTCGTCATTAATTTAAATTCTTGTTTTAAGGCTGCATACAATCTTTTATGAATAGCAGACATAGTTCTGCTTCCTCTCTCCAACAGCGCTACGGTCGTTCCCACTGCCGCTTGTTGGTTCCCGTCTCCTACTTGCATGTCTGCTATTGAAGCAAAGCGTTGACCTGCATTCACAACGACCCCCATTAATTGTAATAAGGTTTGAGAAGGCTCTTTAAATGGAAGCATCATAAAAGAATCTTTAATGTTTCCACCAGGTGCATCTACATCTCTAAATTCTCCTGGTTGTATTGATTGAGCATCATCTCTAATTCGTATTCCTCGTTGCTTGAATCCAGCTGGCAGATTGGCTAACGTTCCCGCATCCAATAACTGTCTTAGAGCTGCGGTCGCTGTTCTAGACAGTCCACCAATCATGTGGATTAGACCGAAACCATAAAATCCCATTCCAGGTAAAAATTTGAAATGTACAAAATATTGTATCTTGTTTTTTTTAGGATCTCCTATTTCATAGTTTCTTTTAATAGATAAAATTTCTCTAGATCCTTCTTCTAATGTTACAATGTATGGAAGTTTAATCCCAGTAGGTTCCCCATCCTCAGGATTTACATCTTCAAAACCTTCTAGGTCTAAATTTACATGACATTCTAATAAAGTATATAAATCTTCGTTTCCTGTTTTACTTTGACCTTCTAACTCTCGTTCTTTTCTTTCAATATCTGATTCATCTCCATCGGTGGGACCTTGTAAATCTATGTCTTTGTAAAAACCACTTACTTGTTGTTTACGTAATTCATTTCCAGAGATTTTAATTCTGTGAATAATGGATTCTGCATCATCTAATGAAGTTGCCGTGTAGGGAACAATTAAATCATCGGCAGGTACAAATTTAGAAACCGTTCTATTTTCTAGTGCATCATAATATACTTTTTTAAACGTAGAACCTGCTAGAGGTAAATAAAATAACATTTGATCAAACTCTGGTTCATACTCTTTCATAACATCCATAATTTGATAATTCATAAAATCTTTAACTCGTTGGGATTGTTGTTCTCTCTCTGGAGTAGAGGCTCCTAAGATTTGAGTTCGAACGGGTCCTTGTGCAGGTAGTAATTCTTTGTACGCCAAAGACTGAAACTGAGTTACGGCTTCTGCTAATACAGGGTGGGTTGCACCTGACGCACCGCTAAAAGGTTCTGTACGTTGTTCATACTTAAACCCAAGCAAGTCTAGTCCTTGTCGGTATGCGGTTTCCCAATCTTTTCGAGAAGATTTATAATCTTGATAGTTGCCAGAAATTTCATTAGCAACCATATTTAAAATTTCGTCCGGTAAAAAATCCGCTAAATTGGCATAATGTTCTT